TCGCCTTCGCAGCTAGCTTCGTGGTTGAATTCTTGCAGGTCAAAGCCGCAGTTCTTCACCGTGCCCACGCAGGAAACGATTAAACTCTGAGCAAGCCACACGTCCTCGTCTTCCGCCCACTCGGCCTCCATCTCGCGGCGCCACCTTGCCGGGTCATCCCCGAATTGCCGCTTAATCTTCTCAATAATCCCAGGTTTGAGCGGTCCGTCGGGTTCGAGGGCTTTTTCCCAGCCGAAATGCAGCCGCCCAAAATCCTCGTAGTCTTTATGGTTACACATCCTCCAAAACAATGCATCCGTATTAAACGGTGTGCTGCTGGCGGTTAATTTGCCGTTAGTGGTGCCCAACGTGAATAGGATGGCGTCGTAGAGGTCTTCGTCGTTGGCGGTGAAGTTGACTTCGTCCCACCAGATGCGGTGGAAAGTGTTGCCTCGGATGGTGTCGGGGTTGTTTGGGAACGCTTCGATGACGCTGCCGTTTGGGAAGGTAATTTTGGTTTTTTGTACTTGTAGGCCTTGTTTGGGTAGGTTGCGGCAGAAGCCTGCGACTCGGCGGATGTTGAGTTTGGTTTGGCGCCAGCTGGGTCCAACGAAGCCGATGTTTAAGTCGGGGTTGTTCCATGCGTCGGCTAGGTGTAGTGCGCCGATTCCCGTGCTTTTACCTGTCTGTCGGGGCCACCGCACCGCGTTAAATTGGAATTTTTCGTAGGATGCAATCAGTTCAAGCAGGTACCAGTAGGGCTTAAGTTTACAGTACTGCTCCAAAAACTTGACCATATCCTTGGATGCTTCATTGACTTGCATCGACTCCGTAGTCTGCACTTGGTGGGCGTAGTCTTCCAGTGAACCGCGGATTAGGTGGTAGTCAGGCAGATGCATCCGCCGTGGGCTTCTTGTTTTTTGCTGACTCGGCATATTTGCGTTCCAACTCCATTAGCCGCTGCTCTAACTCGCAGTAGTCAAAGTAGTCGGCGAAAATCTCCTTGTACACTTTCACTCCCGAAATAATGCTGCGTAAACGTAGAACTTCGGATTGGTCAAGCCCGGGCTGCTCCAGCTCTATTAAGGCAGCCGCCAACTTTTTTAGTGCCTCTTCAACGCTTGGCAACTCTTTGGGCAGTTGGAAAGAAGAAGACAATCTCCTGCCGTGCGCTTTGTTTTCTTCTTCTCTTTTTAAACCTAAATCGTAGATTTTGTTAAGCACGGCATCGCGGGTTTTAACCATGACTTTAGCGATTTGGTCAACGTTTTTGCCCTCTTCAAAAAGCATCCGAAGCTGCCGTTCCTCCTCTATATCCCACGGTTTACCCTTCGTCATGCTTTCTGCCCCACAAACAACCCAATCACAGTGCCGCTTAACCCCTTGATGGAAGCAAAAATCTCCGCGTTCCACGCCCCCAAAACGACCAAGTGCGCCAGCTCAAGTGCAGACATAAAGGCGGTCATGCCTATGGCAAATTTGACTCCCAACACCAGCTTAGCCGCAGGTTCTTCAACGATAAGGCGCCCCCGCTCAAAACGCCGCCTTGTCAACGCCCGCTTAATGAGGTCTGCCATCGACGCTTAACCTCCGCTGCGCAAGTGCCCGACGAAACGTTCGGGGCCGATTCATGGAACGGTGCCCGCCCATCATGAAACTGTTAACAAGCCTGCATGCCGACTCCACGGGAATGTGCTCTTTAACCAAAACCGTCACGCCCAAGGCCCAACCGACGGGTATGGCGGTGTAGTCTAAATCGAACAGGCCGTCGGCATATCGGAAACTGTTCTGTGCAATTACGATGTGTTTTACGCGGTCCCCGATTAAACCGACAAATATGCCCCAACTCTTCACGGGCACATCGATGGTCATACCGCTGCCGCTACTTTTTCCGACCGATGCATCGCACCAGTCAACGGCGATTAAGTCGCCGGGTTTAATGTTTTCAAAGAGTTTTAGGATTTGCTTACTCATTTCAAAGTCACCGTCTTGCCTTGTAGTTGCTCAACGCGTCTGTGCGGTTTCTCAAGGCGTATATCCAGTCGGCCATCAGCTGCTTCTGATAACCAAGATTCAAAGTAACATCCAGCGTGTTGTTTTCTGCCAACAAGTGATAGTCCACGCTTTTGACAAGAAAATCAACAGAGGAGATGCACTCGTTTGGCAACGTAACCGAAATCATGTCGCCCGGCAAAATGGGCGAGGAGCCATAATCGATTAGGCTACTTTTTCCGACCAGCGAGGTTTTGGCCTGCTTCTTGTATGCAAGGATTGATTTGGCTCTTAGCATGCATTCGTTGTCGCTGCAAAGGTCTTCGACGATGTCGACGTATTGGCGTTCGCCGTAGACGGCTATGCTTGAGGCGTCGGTTTGCATGTTGCTGTATCTTGCGCCGGTGAAGTAGAGTTGGCCAATCCACACTTGACCGCTCACGCCCGGAGTAACCAGATACGCCGTTACGGTTACGGTGCGGATGTTTTCCCAGTCAAAATCTGCGGGAGCCGCCCACTCCGAAGCATGATTCAAGCCCACGTCTAACTGATAGGTTGACCAGTCATTGCTTGCGGATATGCTGTTAACTGTTGAGAGGTTTCGCCCGCAAACCCGAGAAGAAGAATCATGCAAAATAACCAAAAAACCGTCGGATTTCACCTGGTCGTCTCGCAGCAGAGCCAGGAACAGTTTAGGGTACAGGTTGCCGTTCACGGTTACGTTGAAGTAATAGACGGATACGGCATTGTAAGCGGTGCCCGTCGTGTTTTTGACGCTTGAAGAGGCTGAACCATACTGCCGTGTGGCGTCGAGGGAGAGATTGCCGCCGTAGCCTGTCCAGTACCCGCCTGCCGGCGTGAGGCTTTCCACTGTTTCATCCACGTCTGCGGGTGTGCTTTTGGTGGCTGCCCCATAAATCGTAACTTTATTTCTGACCGACAGAATATCCGACTCCGTCTCCGCCTCCTCAATCAGCTCGTTGAGGTTGACGGGGTAGGTTTTGGCGCCTCTGTGGAAAAACTCGAAGCGGCCATCCGGAGCCACCCTGAAATCGTAGCCGATGGCGCCTGCTTTATCGCTGTCTTTGGCAATTTGTTTTAGGATTTCCCACGCCTGCTTATTCTCAAAATCCAAACGCGTAAACGTAGTATCCGTGTCCTCAACCAGTTCCACGGTGCCTCGTACATGCGGAAGCCCAGAATGGTAATCCAAAAGGTGCTTAACGATTTCCTCGCCCTTCATCAGCGCGTAGCTTTCAGTGACGTATTCGCGGAATAAGCGTTCGCCCCAGTCACGCCCCGAAACAGTAACATAATGCTCTGTAGGGGTTGAATGGAACTTCATGTTCTCGTTTCGCGTCGTTATAAGTTGGGGACAATTGCTGCCTCGTCCGAGCATGATGTAGCCGTCCTCGCCCAACGCGATTGGGGAACCTGCGGTGCTGTATTTGCCGTTCCAGTTCTGCAGGCGATAAGCAAAGCTGCTGACTTCCTCTGTTCCGCCCAAATGCACAGTCAACTCCAAAATGTCACTCTGCTCTATCGAGCCGCCTGTTACTCCCGAGTAGAGGGCAACTGAGGGCGCGGCGGGTTGGCTCATGTGTCCTCGACTCCTTGACGATAAATCGCCATGTCACCCGAGCGCACGATGCCCCGTGTAACTGTGGCGTTGGTTTGGGCGGCTGATGCGTTAAAGTTCTGCATGCTGGCCGTGGCGGTGTTCATGCTGTTGGCGAAACTGTACATTGCAACGGCGGCAGCCGCAATAACCGCTAACCCCACCCCCGTGAGGGCTAGGAAGGTGCCGTAGCTGATGTTGAGCGCGTTCTGTGCGACGGTGGCAACCCAGCAGGCGGCGGAATACACTTTCTGGGCAACTGCTACGCCTACGCTGGTGGTCATAAATGTGCCCATCACGGAAACAACCATCATCGCCGAATTGAACACCTTAGCTTGTGCGTCGTTTAGGAGTCCGAATTGGTTGGCGATGTACCCGATTGCCATACCCGAAGCGCCGATACCAGCGATGGCGGCGCCTAAACTTTTAACTCGGGCACTTAGGGCTTCGGCGTCGGTTTTGATTCGGCTAAACTCGTTACTGGCGCGGTTAACCGCCCGAATTGTAACTGCGATTTCACGAAAACTCAATGCTCCGCCTCCACTTTTGCCTGCTTGATGGCTGCTGTAATTGTGGCTTCAAGTTGGGGCAGAAACTGTTCAACTGCAGGGTAAAGGTAGGGATGCGCCTGCATGTATTTGGTGCCCAACTCCACAAACAAAGCGTATGTGGCTTCGGCGCCGATTTCGGCGGTCCATTCTCGGATTTTCGTGTAGATGGTGCTTTTGAGGTAGCCAGTTCTGACGGGAACTTGGCGTGTAGCTTCGGCTTTGACGTCTTCAGCCCAGCTAGCCAGTTGACTGTGCACGTGACGCTGCATGCCCGAATCGAACCGCTGCATCGCCGCTTTGAACTCTTCAGCGCCGTCTACTTCAAGGGTTACGGTTAGTGCCGCTTTGCTTCACGCTCCGCTTTGCGTTTCTCTTCTTCTGCGATTTCGTCTAGTACGTTCAAGATGTGGCAGAACTCCTGCATTGTTCGGGCTGGCTGCTTGGCAAGCTCTGTGGGTGTCCATCCGAAGGTTTGGCATAGCCTGAACTCGACAAGGGTGCCGTGCGGTTTTCCCCGTCTGACTGCTCGGGTAAAAAACGTAAATCCTCCCGCGATACACTGTTCAGCCTGTTGACTACATTTGAGAAGAGTTCGCCCAGCTCGATTGGGACGCCTTCTTCTTCGCCCAAAAGCTTCTCCAGCGTTATGGGGTGGGTTTGGGGTTGACCATGCATGCTTGCCATTATGGTTTCGGCTTGTATCGCTATGAAGTCGCTGCTCTCCACGTCGCCGCTGAGTCGGTTGTATCTGGTGTGCTTCTGAATGATGCGGTTCCGCTTCGCCCATGTGATTTCGGCAAACGTGTAGGTGCCCCTGTATTCCTCGCCGAAGCGCTCATCAAGCTCTATTTTTTCTGTGCGCATTTTCAATCATCTCCATAGTTGCAACCCTGTTTCTGATGGCTGTGTCGATGTCTTCAAGCACAATGTCCTGCATCCACTCGGGAAGCCTCAGAATCCGAACGCCTATTGCCTCCCACATTTTGAGCCATTCACTGCGCAAGGCAGCTTCCCGAACGAAATCTTGCTTAATTTTAGTTTCTTCCATACTTCACTCCTCCTTTACTATGAAATCGTGAGCGGTCCTCTGGCTGTGAAGGACACTTTAGCGTAGATTAGGTCCTCAGCTTTGCCGCCTAAACTGAAACCGTCCCACTTCGTGTGCTCAACGGTCACTTTGTTAGCTCCCCCAAGCCCAAATTCAAGGCTGGGCTGTTCCGTGTCGGCTAAGATGTCGTCGGCTTCCTGTTTACTTTCAAATTCAAACGTGAATTCACCCGTCAGCAACCGTTTACCCCAAGTGATATACTTCGCCAAATGCCCGTTAACTGACCGAATGACGGGGACAGCTTTGCAAGAGTTGTCGATTTGCAGTTTCCAAGAAGTCACCCGCTCGCAGGTTACGCCGCCGATTTTGACATAGCTCTCGCTGGCGGAAACTGCGCCCGCGTACTCGGTGTAGGATGCACCCGAAATCTTTGCGGTTGTGACTTCTACGTCTTGAGCCAAAAACTCGGCTTCGCACTCTAAGATGCCGTCGATGTCGCATGTTAGGGTGGCTTTGTCAAATCTTGCGCCCTTGTAGAGCAGGCTGACTATGTCGGTTGCGGAAACAAAGATGTCTTTGTAGTAGAGCACCTGCATGGTGAGGCTGGTGTTGAGTTCCTGCTTGACGTACTGGAGCAGGTTGATTGGGGCATCGGATGGGATGGGGTACTTGATTTTTAGAAGCGGCTGCCGTAATCCGCGTTTAAGGGCGATAAGGTCGATTGAGCCTGTGCCTGCAACGCGGATGTTGTTTGGGTTAATGTCGGGGTCTATGTTGCTGCAAGAATGCCCAAGCATCGCTGGGCTAGCTGGGACTACGCCGAAGGTGCCCTCCGTAACGTAATAGAACTTTTCTTGGTCGCTATGATAGGTGTCAACCATCTTGTTTTTTCACCTGTGACTATGAAATGGCTATGGACTCAAACAGCCACGCCGCAATACCGATTTCTTCCTTGTAGAGGAACGGCTTAACATCCACCACATCAACGTCGCGCCAACTTTGGATGTCGCAGAACGTCACGCCATGCACGTCAACGGTTGCCTCCACAAAATCGCAATGCACCACGGCAGGAGAAACCCCGTCAGAAGGGTTAGTTGTCCTTGCCATGAGGTAGAGGTAGCCGTCGTCGTTAACGTAGCTCGTAAGGTTAAAGGTTAAAGTGATTGTGAGGGTTTGGTCGGTTCCCAAAACGCCGCTTTGCGCATTGCCCCAAGCGCTGGCTGAGTTATCCCACACTTTTATAGCTACACCGTTTCCTAGTGGAGATTGCCCGAAACCTTCAAACGCCAAAACAACACGCTTTAAACACTGCTTTCTGGGTTCATTACGGGCTTCTCCTGCTTTGGCGCCTATTTTGAAGCGGAAAAGCATAAACGCATACTCTCCGCTGCCATTTGCGCTTTTGGTGTGTCTTTGGTCGTCGCTTCCCCACAGGTTCGCGTACTCGGGGTTCGTCAATTCTGCCCAAGAAGCGTTTAATGGCTCTGGCTCGGCTGTAGCTGCTGCGCTGTAGGCTTTGTGAGTTGTAGATGTTGAGTCAATCGGGTAAAAGTTGTAGGTTGTCCTGTAGGGCAGGTTGCGGTTTTCAGGAACAATCAACAACAGTTGCTCAAGGACTTTGTCCCGCATGACCCTGCCCACGTCTGAGTTCGGAGACGGCTTATCGACTGTGGTTATGGTTGCCCGCAGGGAGTAGATGCGGCGTCTCAGCTTGCCGTCTAAGGTGTGTTTCTGTGATTGGCTGGGCTCCGAGGTTTTGGATACGGTGATTTGGGCGTCGATGTCTTTGAGCAGTTCCCTGTCATAGCTGGCTTGAGAGCAGATGATACGGGCTAAACTGCCGTCATCCTTGACAACTCTTAAGCGGGACTCGATTAACCGCAGGATAGTGATGACTGGGTTCTCAAACTCGCTCAAGTTGCAATCAGCCTCCTTGCCGTGCTTTTGAAGTAGAACCGCTGATTCCCAAACGTGAACGGCGTAACGGTTTGCACCTCGTAGTCTTCGCCTTGCCGCCTAATCTTGTCGTGGACTCGGACGGGAAGAAACGTGTAGAACGCCAAGTAGTCGCTGAGGTAGTAGCCTGCCTCAATCATAACCTGCTCGGCTTTAAGCGGAGAAACAACCGCCAGCAAATCCAGCGGCTCACCATACGCCACAGTGACAGCGGCTTCGCGGACAGGGTAAAGCGTGACGGCTTCGCCTTTGCTTCTCAGAATCTTTGTGAACTGGGTTGTGGGTTCCTCGTAGTTTAAGAACAGTTGAGCTAGCCAGCAAGCCGTCGCCATAGCCCACTTATTTTCGACTGGGCTGTAATCGTGGTGTTTGGCGCCCCAGAACATGAACTCCGATGAGTGTTTGCTGATGACTTCTACGCTGAGCTTGAGGCTGGGTTGGTCGTGGTTTCTTCGGATGCGCCAGAGGATTCCGCTGGTGACGGCGTCGTAGTAGTCGCATGCTACAGTTCGGTTGACGACATCTATGTAGCCCGCCCAGCACACCGCAGGGTCATACGCTGGGTAAGTGGCGCTAGCGCGGATGCTGTTTAGGAAGCTGTAGACCCGCTGACACGTTAAGCTCCAGCCTTCCACAGCGTACAAGCCCACTAAGGCGTAGGCGAAGGGGTCATCGTAAACCTCATTCTCACTCAAACCAACGCGGTGCCATTTGCCATCGGCGGGGTCAAAATTAAGCCACAGCTTCTCTAAACCTTCCCTGAGAAAGCCAACAGCCTTATCCATGATGCCTTGGTAAACAGGTGCGTTGGCTGTGTCGTACTTCTCCGCTAACAGCTTGAGACCTGCCAGCCCGTAGAGGCATTCGACGTCCAACTGCAGAAGCCAAGCGTCCCCGAGTGTGACGGCTCTGGCGAAGCCGCCGTAGGCTTGCTCTGTCTGCATGGTTTTAAGAAAAGTTCCAGCCGCCAGCTTAGCAGCATCCAAATAGCGGGTGTCGCTTGTGAGTTCATAGGCTCTCAGAAGGGAAGGGATAGCTCTGCAAGCGTCCACGG